AAACTTCACATATTTCATCTGCAAGCTGTTTAAACTTCTCTTCATGTTGATTGTAATCAGTATGATTGTTATAAAACAAATACAAATGAACCATTTCATGAAGTAAAGTCTCAGTAAGTAAATGGAAGTTACTGTTGTTAGTAGTAATTTGTATCCTCATTGGATAAGGAATAAACATACCTAAGTAGTCATCATCATCAGTTACTTCAAATGTAACCTTTCTAGCTGGAGGCATACGTTTACTACAGAAAGGAGGTAACTCCTTATAACAATCATAAAGCTTTCTTAGGAATCTCTTGTCCAGTATCATTCTGTTTTTCCTTTTCCATTTCTTTAATCACTTTATTAGATATAATATTTCCAACAAAAGTTCCTGATGTATTTACAAGAAAATCTGTACACCCACTACAACCCAACAACAAACCTACTAGAATCATACTTCTTAATACCATCATAACGTTTAGCCTCCTTCTCATTCTTATACATAGGCGTGATGACTAAATTATGTTTCTGACTTTTTAGGTCTTTAAACCAAGACAATTCCGTAGGCTCAAAGAAAGCCATCATCTTCCAAACAAGTTGTCCTCTAGAGTCAAACTCTTCTACAATCCAGGCATCAGGTTTCATTTTAATATATTCCAACAGATTTTAAGTTTATCAATCAAGGATAGTTTATGTGTATGTTGTATCATAAAGTCTTCTAATATTTTTATAAACCCTGCTTCCATAAGCAATCGTTTACCTTCATCATTAGCATCTATTAATACATCACAACTACCATCTTTTCTATCTCTAATTCTATTCAGTTTCAAATGTGCTTTCATCTTTCCTCTCCATTAATACTAAAATTAGGATTAGCATCTAAATTAAATCTAGGGTTTGCATTTACATTAAATCTTGGGTCTGCATCTATGTTAAATCTAGGATCAGCATTAGGATTAAATCTGGGATCTGCGTTAATGTTAAATCGAGAATCACCGTATATATTTCCACCTGCTGAATTAACCCATCTACCAGCACTGTCTTTAAACATTTTTGGTTCAGATTGTACATAAGTAGTACATAAAATTAATAAACCAAACAATAAGCTTTTAATTAGTTTGTTCATTTATTCTCCTTAAATACTTATTACTTTTAAAGAACCTTTTTCTTTAAGATTCTGATTATCTCTGAACCAATTACCACAAGCTCTACACTGATAGCGTTGATACTTACCAGCAGAAGTTAAATTAAAGCCACGTCTTTGGAAGTTCTTAGATGCACAAGTAGGACAACAAAGATTAGTTCCTTCAATTAACGTTCTGTTTAAATGATTCTTAATCCAAGGTTTAAAACGTTCATATACTTTCTCTAAGAGAACTACATCGTTCTTGTTATACTCTTCCATGATCTTCCAAGCTTTTGGAATACCTGCCATACATTGTACCCATAGCTCATGACCACTGTGTTCAGTTTTCTTACCAAGACCTAACTGTTGAGCAACATAGTCTAACTTATTAGACACAAATCTAAAGCGACCTTTAGCTACAGTAAGTAAGTCAATCTCTTTAAATGGTGCAGGAGGAAACATGCCATGAAGTAAAAATTCTTTGTTAAGTGATGGTATATCAAATCGTTTACCATTGTAGTGAATGACTGCATCCGCTTCGTCAAGAAGTTTATGGATACCTTCTAACATCTTTTTATCACCACTCTTTTTAACAGAATCAAATACCATTTTCTTATCACCTAGCCACTTGGCTGCGTAGCAGAGCACATACGATGACTCTTGTAGTTGATTGATTCCAATGTTCTGATCCCAAATGCCCCACACATGAGCGACATTCGGAGCCATCTCGATATCTATCAAAAGTATCTTACTCATGAAACTTTACCTCCATTGTTTATGTAGTAGTCAAGTTCGTCTTGAACAGCATCTTGATCTTCAAGTTGAATAACACCAGTACGAATAAGAGTTTCAATTGCCAAATGAATAAGGTATTCTGCTTCCTCGTCATTGACACTAAATTGAAAGTCGTATCCTCCATCATCATTTTTCACACAATTTTTGATAAGCACTTAGCCAGTCCTTTCTGAAGTCCAACCACAGAAACCCTTGAGCCTCAGCCCACATAGCGTAAGTTGTTTTACTTCTTTTTGTTAATTTGTTATCAGGATTTTGAAATAAGAATATAATAATAATGTTAGGATTGCACTGTTTAAACCACACCATCTTCTTTCTAGTTTCGAGATCAAGCTTACCTTTAGCTTCAATAAAGATATTTCTACGACCAGTCTTGAAATCAGGAGTGTAAGTTCTCTCTTGTTCAGGTTGAACATATTTATACTTGGTAGGTTCATATTTAACTGTTGGGAATGTTTTCTTTAAAACTGCCCACACCTTTTCTTCTAATTTACTTTTGAATGTTGGCATCAAATCTCTTTTTCCAATCGTCATCTACAGATCTAAGGATCCATAAGACTTTTGCGTTCATGATAAATTCGTCATCATTACCATACAGATCTCTTACAATATTGAACATCTCTTGTTCTGATTGACATGTAGAAAGAAGTACTTTAGCTTTCTTCTCACCAATCTTCTCAATACCTTTAATGTTATCTGACGTATCACCTTTAAGACATTGTTCATAAAAAAGACGAAGACCTTCAAGTTCTGTTTGTTCAACAAATCTATCTGGTCTCGTCCAACCTTTACCACTAATTTCCCAGGAGAAGTGAGAACCTGGAACCTGTAGTAAATCTTTATCTAATGTACAAATGATTGTACTATCTGTTTGATTAATTGCTAGTGCATCATCTGCTTCTAAACCATCAGGAGCATACTCTGCATTTAACTTGTCAAGACTATAGTTGCGTAAAGCTTCTAAATGAATTGGCTTAGGTGATTTGCGATTAGCTTTATACTCAGGATAAATCTGTTTTCTAAAGTTAGTATCACCAGTTAAAAAAGCTCTGTAGCTACTCGCCTCTGTTTTAGTGAGGATAGTATCTAAGAGCTCATCTAACCGATAGATAGCAATACCTAAGTCATCGTGCTCAGCTGAAGCAGCACATCTAAAGCACAATAGATCTTGGTCAAGTAAGGCTTGCATTATACAGGAATATCATCCTGCATAGCAATAATACCTTGAACACCAGTCTCTTTTCCAAAGACATAATCTTCTAGTTGCTTAGCTACTGATAACACATTTTCTACTTTAACATCATTACCATTTGACTTAAGTAAATCAATAGCACTTGAGATTGAACTCTGACGAACAATGTAAACTTGTTTCTTTGCACGTTCTTCAGGTGTCTCATAGTTAGAACCTGTTACTCTAGCACCTTGAGCTGGTTTACTACCTGTAAAAGCTTGTGGTGGTGTTGATGGTGCAGAACCTGCCTCACCAATACTTACCCACTGCCAATACCCTGCATCATCTTTAGTCATATTAACATTAACGCTATCACCTTTTTGCCATTCCTTAGCTTGTTTAAACACTTCAGGATTAGAAAAAGACATTAACTTTTTAGACTGAGTTTGACCTTGCTCATTCTTATAAGTTACTTCCATAGATTGGTATGATCTACCATTCTTGGCTGCGTGTGTGTTAGGTGTACCTACATCAATTACTGTGATTTGCATTTACTATCTCCATATCTCCCCAATTGGGTCCAATTTGACACTCAACCCTCATAGGAAGGTTGAACTCTTTTCCAAATAACTTTTTAAAGTTAAGTGGCACATCATTAAAACATTTGTCAACAATGTTGACTATACCTATATTATCCCATACTTTTTGATCAAAGTCAAGTATTATTGAATCGTGTACAGTATTTACCATTTGGATACGTTCCATACCTTTCAACCTATTTCTTAAACTGACCCTAGCAATAGCCATGAGATCCGCACCTAATCCTTGAACTGGATAATTTAATATCCTTGTTCTTGGATAACTTACCCTATCATTCTTTATCTCAGGCTCGTAATAATAAATTCTACCTGTTGGCATCACGAGTTTCCTATCTCGTTTAGCCTCGAAGAAGATCTTATCATGCCAAGCTTTGAGTCCAGAATACTTCTTATAAAACTCATCTATAATACCTTGCCAAAACTTCTCACCTCCAATATCTTTAAAGTCAGGATCATTGGCATACGAATATGCAGATCCACCATAGATAAGACGGAATACGAAAGTCTTAGCAACCAACCTAGAAGGTAAACCAAATCTCTTCTGATTATCAGAGTGTTGATCTACCTCATTCCAAATCTCTTTGAGAGCAGTTTGGTCTTGACTGAAGTAAGTAGCACCTACCCACTCCAATTGTTTAGCATCAGCCTGAAGAAGCATTAAAATGTCTCAGTCAAATGTCTAACAATCTCTTGACGAGAGTAGTCAGATAGATGTTCAAACACAACCTCTACACCAAACTCTTCAATAATGTCATTCACATCATGGATTGTGTGAGCAACCCAAGCTTGTTCTCTAGCATGTCGTTCAGCTATAATCTCATTACCTACATTGTCATCATATTGTTCCATAATTGCCTCCTAATATCTTGAATAAAATAAAGTTTTAATTTCACCGTCAAAGTTCTGCAAGTTTGGACGACTAGAAGATAGTCTACCTGTTCTTGCTACACATTGGTTTAATTGACCATAGATCTTATTACGTTCCCAATTACATTCATCTATAAGATTAACTAATCCTTTGTAGTATGTCGACATTCTCTTCTCTAATAAAGATCGTGTCAATAGTATTTCAATAACTTCTTTTGCTACTTTTGATCCTGTTAAAGTCTTAAGCGTCTTTTCATCAGTCGAGAAGTAACCTTCTTTAACTAACTCAGTTCCCTTTAAAGGTTTAACAAGTCTTGGTAGTTCTAACTTAAATTCTTCCCACTTGTGTTTTACTTGACCTGCCCTGTCACCAGTCTTATAGTGTCCCACAGGAACCTGACGCTTGTAAATAATATTGCCGCCATATAAGAGACAACTAACATGATCGACACTGTTAGGGTTAAAGTCATCAAATTGATGGTATTGAAAAAGTATCCTATCCAATTTACTAATCTGTTCTTCGAGTTCATTTCCTAGCACCTCACTCCATTCTTGGTTAAATAGTAATCCATTAAATTCCATTTCTTGTAAGACAAGTAAGTCCTGATTGTGTAGACTTATAAGTCTTCCTAGTAATGGGTTTGCGTTTACTTCTGCTACTTGCTTCAAATACACTTGCTCTGTTAAATCTAAATCTTTTTGTAAATACTCTCGTAGTATGTCCTCAGGTATATCAGGTGTATCTATGCCGTTCTTCCAATATTCTTCTGACACAACGTCAAGTTTACTTTCTAATTTGTAATGCTCACACACACTGTTTAAACTAGGGTAAGGATTCTGTTGTCCATGTAACATGAAATGAACCAACTGACAATCCCAAATACGTTTGTCACCAAACTTAATCCCATACTTTGCTAACCAATGTAAATCAAATTTGATATTGAACCCAACCAAGACCTCAGTATCATCAATGTATTTTTGGATAGTGTTTAAACTCTCTACATACGGAGCATCATTATATTCAATAGGAAAGAGACCACTAGAGCTATCCACACTGCTAACTCCAACATAGCAGAGTTTGTTTTTGGTATCAAAGGGATTTCCTTTATTTGACGTAGTAGTTTCAACATCTATAATCCTATAAGTCCTCATAACGTGCCACCTCAGGTTTAATTAATACTTGAGAAGAACCATGTCTAAGATCAGGCAACGTATCTTCATCACCAAGTAATTTGTTTTTAGTAATGTTTAAATATCTAATGCGACTTGTGTTGTCTTGTTCTTTACCAATACCGAGAATCCAATCAGCTTCACCTTGCTTAGCTGTCTTACTGCCATCAACCATGTCCATAGTAAGCCATAGTTTACCCTCAGCTTCACCACCTGCTTGTGATACTGCAATCACAGGTGCATACATCTTTGCTATCTCACGAGCCCATTGATAGATTGCTTTGAGTTCTAGATCATTACGATCAGCTTTGAACCCTTTGATCTTATCAATTTGATCGAAGATAATCAAGGCAGGATTAGTCGTCTTAAGGATTGCATCAATGCGTGAAGCTCGTGATGAATCATCAAAGTCATAGATCTTAATTCTCTTTTGTGTTAAAGCTTCAAACTTTCTTTGATTGTGATCAATGTCTCGGAATAAGTCCTCTGTTGTTAAGCCCAACACTGCAGAGTAGCAACGGATAGCAACCTTGTTACCTTGTTCTTCATTGTTGAACCAGATGATATCACCTTCTGTTTGTTGAACCATGTGAGAGATCTCACTAGCCAAGAATGTGGTCTTACCTGTCTCTGGTCTTGCGAAGATAAATCCAAAGTCACCTTTACGAAGTGAACCTAATGATTGATTGAGAAAGTTTAAACGCCATCTAAGTCCTTGTGTCTTGACCTGAGTGTTGTAAAGCAAAGCCAAGTCCATCTCAACAACTGTTGCTTCATCAGCTTCAATCTGTGAGTGCTCAAACTCGCCAAAGATTTTATTAAGTTCTTCGATAGAAGTCTTGCCGTCTTCAACATCAAGAGCAATCCTAGCGATATCACCAGCTAAGCATCTACGTCTGTGTTCTTCAAGAAGCTCTACAACTGCCTCATGGTTAGTAACCTCAGTAGCGAAGATGTCATCTATCAGAGCAATTAGTTCTTTACGCTCTGCTTCGTTAAGAAGATAGTTAGCATTGTAAGTTATTTCTAATTCAGATTTATTAATATTATTATTATTAATATATTTATTATAATAATTATTAATAATTATAAATAATTTATATATATTATTATAATTTAATTTAATATAATTAATATTA